CGCCACCGCCACCGCCTGAGTTCGGCAATTAGCGGAGTTTTTGCACGCCGCCACCGCCACCGCCACCGCCTGAGTTCGGCAATTAGCGGAGTTTTTGCACGCCGCCACCGCCACCGCCACCGCCTGAGTTCGGCAATTAGCGGAGTTTTTGCACGCCGCCACCGCCACCGCCACCGCCTGACTAGTGAATTAAATCACAAAAATAATTGTAGAAAAGCCTTTTAAGTAATGGCAATTGTCAGCCCCTTAGTGTTTAATTGCATTTACAAACGCAATTGACCAGGAAGGGTTAATAATGTTAGTAGAAGTTACATACGACATGACACCAAAACCAAAAATCATGGCTATTTATGCAAACAAAACTAAGTCTAAAGTAATAATGGTTTTGGCTGATATTAGTTATGAAATTACTCAAAATGGTTTTACACAAAAAGTTGATATGACTAAGTGGTATTCACATTCATTACAAGTTATCACACATATTGAGAATGATATTGAAAATGGATATTACCCAAATGTTAAAAGGATTGCCTAATGAAACTTACAAAAAACCAAGCCGTAGCCTACATTGAAAAGGGTTGGTCGGTATTACCACTAAAGCCACAATCTAAAGAGCCATGCAAGTTTTTACGGCATGGTTATCTTGATGCAAGTGATGATTTATCAACTATTAAGAAGTGGTTTAAAGGTGATAATGATTTAAATATTGGCTTAGCCATTGCTCAATCTAATTTAGTTGTATTGGATTTTGATAAGCGCAATATTGCATCAAGAACATTATGGGAACAGTATCGCCGGACATGCGTTACATCTAATACCCATACAGTTAAAACAGATAACGGCTATCACTTCTATTATCTTGCCGATAACACAAAACAATTTAAAGGCAAGTTAATACCAGGTATTGATATTAAACATAAAGGTTATGTTGTTTTGCCACCATCTATACATCCAAATGGCAGTATTTATCAGGTAGTAAATGATGTTGATCCGGTTGCTTTACCGGCCGAATTAGAAAAGGTGATGGTTTGGAATTAGTTAAATACGATAAAGAAAGCGGTGCTTATGTTGATCAAAAGCGTAAGCATTTTGTAAAGGCTTCTTTGATACGCAAACACGCTAAAAAATCAATTGGCGCAAAGCAGATCAGAGGAAGGCTATCAGCCAAAATGGTTGAAGCATATTGGTTAGACAAGTTCAAGGAAGTGGTGAAATATGAACTATGAAATATATGGCTGGTTAATAACAATTAGCCTGTTTACGCTGGTAGCACTATTGATTGGTGTTACATGGATGGTGGCCGTTGAAAATGGCTATGACAAAGGTTTTAAAACCGGATACAAACGCGGTAGTACCGATACAAAGCAAACAAATGTAAAGGTACAAAAATTTACCGTTAGAAGTCATCCTGCAATGCGCCAAAAGATGCTTGAAGCAGATAATGAATACCTAATGGAAAAAGTTGTTAGCCTGTGGGAAAAGGAAAACAATTAATGAATATGAATGATTATGTTGATGTGGCTGAACGTATAGCCCAACTAAAAGAGATGTTTCCTGAAGCATCACTACAACCTTATGATCCTAATAAGCCTTATGACATTGTAGAAGTGGCAGGTAAAACTTATGTGGTTTATACCGCCGCTTGTTACCGTGACCCACATGATATAAGGCCAGGCGTTGCATGTGCCTGGGAACAAATCCCAGGTAAAGGTATGACCGCCGGCAGTGAGTTAATGGTTTGTGAAACTAGCGCATGGGGTCGTGCAATAGTGGCCGCAATGAAAACTGCCACAAAGCGCATTGCTTCAAAGCAAGAAGTGTTAGCCGCTAAAGAGCGTTCATCAACCTGGTCAGTTGCACCATCACCTGCATTAGAGCAGGAATTTGTCACAGATGTGGCTAAAGATCAACAAAGCATCAAAAGAATTTATGGATCACCTGGTTCTAAATCTGCATTAATGGAACGGGTGTTACGTAAACAATTTGAAATTGATGCAATGAACAAACCTGAAGAAAAGGTTGAGCCAAGTTCTGTTGCAATGTCTATGGATGAAGTTGTGAATGAATTGGCATCATCTGAACCACCGGCGCAACAGTGCCAGCACGGTCAAATGATACTTAAACAGGGCTTAGCCAAAGGTACACAAAGGCCTTTTTATGGATACACATGCCCTAAAGGATGTCAGGCAGTATGGGCAACCTTATCTAGTGCCGGCAAATGGTTTTTCAAGGAAGGTGCTAACAAAAATGGGTGATATGGAAATGATTGACCCAACAGGCATCAGGGCAACATTTACAGATTCAGGCATTGAATTGGACATAGTGCCATTGAATGAGTGTTGTGAATTTTGTAATGATCCTAGAATGGTCAATGAGAATGGCGTGCGTAAGTGTGTTGGATGTGGATGCGTTAATCACATTGAATATAAAGGATTGCCGTAATGTACAACGGGTTTGACTACCGTAAAGCGATGCAAGATGGTCATGCATATAACCATTACGTTGCTGATTTACTTAGCCATTTTGGTGTGCCAGGTGTGTCGGTACCGGAGTTTTCTATCGTCACAACATTTGGGGAAATCCTAGATAAAACTAAGAATGAAAAGGATGTGTTAATTGATGACCTGGTTATTGAGGTAAAAGCCAGTAGTAGAGCATTTAGAAATGCTGAGGAATTTCCATATAACCCGGTAATTGTAGATACAGTTTATGGTTATGATTCAAAGGTAATTAAACCTTTAGTCTATATAATTGTAAGCCAGGTCACAAAGGGCATGTTTGTAATACCTACTGCAAGCAAGCCTGATTGGACAATTAGAACCTATAAAGATGTAGATAGGAATATTGAGGATAGGTTCTATATGACCAATAAACGCCATTGTAGGCCATTTATAGAGTTTGTTGATCTATTGTTAGAGAGGGCAGATGAAAGAGCCAATACGATGCAATAAATGTGGGGGTTGGGTAATGCCTGATGAATCCTGCATGACATGTTATTTGATCACAAGGACACAAATAAAACTATCCTAGAAATGTGGGGATTGTATGATAATGTTCAACCGCTTTGTGGGGGCTTACACTGGAACTAAGTTAGACCAAGTGTCAGACTTCCTTACCTACTCAAACAATCTAGTTTGGGGGGGTAGGGGGGGCTTTCCTAAAAATCTAGTTACCCAAGTATCATTAAAAAAACCAATTAAATATCTTTTAACTATTATATTAATTGTAAATTCACAAATCGCTTTTGCTAAAACCCCAACAACTATTTACAAACAATTTGCCTTTGTGGAGTTAAATCATAATTTTGAACAGTTTTATTGTTTAGACAAACTTTACTTTCATGAATCCCGGTGGAATCCGCAAGCACGCAACGGTTCGCATCATGGCATACCCCAGGGTAGATCAGAATGGCTAAAAGGCGTTAGTGGGACTACTCAGGTACTATGGGGACTTAAATACATAAAAAACCGTTATGGTGTTGATAAAGCCGGTGTACCAAATGCATGCGCGGCTTTAAATCATTGGTCAAAGAAGGGGTGGCATTGAAAGATACAGAGAAGATAACCATTGGAATTACATCACCTGGTTATGTGGTAACAGATTTTATGACTAGCATTTTGGATGTTGCTAGATCGCAAAAACAATTAGGGCAATTTATAAGCCTGCAAGGTTCAGGTGTTATAAGCCGGCTACGCAATCAAGTTGTGGCTACATTCCTGGAGAAAACAACAGATGATTGGCTATTGCAGATTGATACAGATCAAAGGTTTACGATAGATCATTTTAAGAAGTTAATTAGTGCGGCTGATAAAGATAAACGCCCTATTGTGTCCGGTGTCGTGCATGGTGGGTGGGAAGTTGGTGAGTTATACCTAGAGCCTGTGCCTTGCATATTTAAGTTAGGCACTGACAATGGATTGTATGCGATACATGAGTATGAAGAAGATTCAGTGATTGAGATAGATGCGTGTGGTACAGGTGCAATCATCATACATAGATCAGTATTGGAAAGGTTTGTGAAAGAATCTGATCCAGTACATCAAGGTGATAAGTGGGGCTTTTATCAGGATATGCCACTACATAAAGAATGGGTGGGTGAAGATTTATTGTGGTGCATTAGGGCTAAAAGTTTTGGGTATAAAATACATGCACATACAGGCGTGCAGATGGAACATCAGCGTAAGATGTGGGTAGGTCAGAAGCAACACAAAGACTTTGCACGGTTCAGACGTGCAAGATTACAAAGTGAGGAACAGATTAATGGCGATAATAACAACGCATCCTGATATAACAACGGAAGCATCAAAGATAGTGGATGTAGATAATGTGACCAGGTACGTGCGTTTACATGCCCATCAAGGCGGTGTGTACATTGGTAATAGCGGTGTCACCTCAGAAATAGGATTTTTATTAGATAGTGATGATAAAATTGACTTAGATTTACAAGAAGGTGAAGATTTGTGGGCAGTGACCGCTTCAGGTACAAAAGACCTTTACGTGTTGGTTAGCAAAATAGACTAAAAAATGAGCGTTTTTTCCTATTTTGAGCGTGTTTACAATAC